TAAAACACATAAACAAGGTTGATGATATACCTTTTTGAAATCATCACAATAATCCATTAAAAATAATAAAAATGGCAAATCAATTAAACAGTGCAAGAGGCATAAACTTGAAAGCACTAAAAACAGGTCAAGTAGTATTAACAAAAGTAATCAGAACATCAAACCCTGATATAGTATCGTTAGAGCTATACGAAGGTGGAATTGTAAACACATCTCGTGCTTCAGCTGCAAAGTCAGAGGGACAATACGAAGGTTTAGGGATGATGATGTCTGGATACAAAGGATTTAACAATTCAGGGAGCGTAACATTAGCGTGGCAAAACATCACAGTATCTAACTTAGAACTAATGTTAGGTATTGATGAGTTAGACATTGACAATGGTATGTGGGAAGAATTTAGAACTAAAGCAGGTAAAGTTAAAGAAATGCTTGAGTTAAATATCTTAGACCCTATCGCAGTCTATAACCCACAGCTTAATGAAGAGTGTAACATTAGATTTAGAGCTGTAATTGTAGAAAGAACTGAAATAACTAAGGATAAAATAGGTTGGGCTGAAAGTCAAGGTATCTTTGACGAAGCTGAGCAGGTTGGAGCAATAGTTAAAAAGTTTGCTAAAAGACCAGGTGCTGACAAACCAGCAATAACACACAATGGAGGTGTTGTATACAGAGATGTTAAAGTTAGTTTCTGTGACCCAAGTGTTGAGGTTATGAATCACACATTCTTAAAATCTGACCCAGTTGAGGCAGCAAGTACAAGTGTTGATGTAACAACAGGAGAAATTATTGAAGAATATTCAGAAGAACTAGGATAATAACAAATGGGGATTTGTTTTAAGATAGTTAGGGGAGCCTTAGTGCTCCTCTTTCTATTTTATATCAAATACTTTTATATAATGTAAATAAAAATGTTATATTTGTTAAAACTATAATAAAATATTATATGGACAAAAACAAGAAGAAATACGGTAGAAAAAGTACCTCTATAGTGAAGACTAAAATGGTCTCTGAAGAGATTATATTTAGGGGTAAAAAGATAGTACGAGAAAAAATAGTAAAGGAATGGGATATACCTAAGATAATAACAGATGACATTGGATTTCAAATGATGTTTGGGTTTAAATCAATACATACCCCTTCAAAAAAGACGGACGAAAGTATAAACACAGTAGCTGCAAATAAGCAGTTTTACAACGAATATTAATTTAAAATAAACAATTATGGGGAAAATGAAAATGATTTATGGAATGATACAAGATGGTTCAGCACATTTATTTCTAGATACATACAGAAATGCAAGAATAAATAATGCTGTAGGTTTTACATTTGATTATAAATATTATGATGTAGTTAAAGCTAGGTCTATAGTAAGTATAATAAAGAAAGCACAAAAAGAATATGATGACCATTTAGTAGATCAAATAGAAAGTTATTATGAGTGGCAGTCAGAAGTAGAAAGAGGAAGATGATTTATCTAGTTGACAACTCGAGCGATACTAAGATACCTGCATCACATTATCAGTTGGGGACAATTGATGATGTGGTCAAGTATTGTGAGGATAAAAAGGTATTAGGTGTAGATACAGAAACTGAAGGCTTTGACTTTACTTGTAAGAAAATGATTATGTTTCAGATAGGTGATGAAAACAAACAGTTTGTGATAGACACAAGAGTTGTTGACATTGAACCATTAAGAGATATACTAGAAAGTAAAGATATAATTAAGATATTTCATAACGCTAAGTTTGACTATAAGTTTATAAAACGATGGGGAAACATAGAGTGTGAAGGTATTTATGATACATTCTTAACTGAAAGAGTTATAAACTGTGGTAAAGACGGAGTTAGATATGGACTTAAAGATGTATGTAAAAAGTATTTAAATGTTGAGTTAAATAAAGAGGTAAGAAACCAATTTATAGGATTGACTGGGCAACCGTTTAGAGAAGATCAGATAGTTTATGGTGCTAAAGATGTGGAGTATTTAATAGGTGTAAGAAAACACCAACTCCCATTGATAGATAAATATAAACTAAACAATGTAGTTGACCTTGAAAATGAGGCTGTTACAGCATTTGCAGACATAGAATACAATGGTTTAGATTTAGATTCAGAGAAATGGAAAGAGATAGAAGCTGTTAATATGGACAAAGCATCTAATCTTGAGTTAAACTTAGATGATATGGTTAGAGTTGATTCTAGGATTAAACACTTTGTATCTAGATATATACAAACAGATATGTTTACAGCTACTGAAGATATTAGGGATATAGACATTAAGTGGACATCACCTAAACAAGTACTTGAGGTATTTCAGTGTATAGTCCCTAAGTTAGAGAATGTTAACGGTAAACAAATGTACAAGTACAGGTTTAAATATCCATTGATAGATAAATATGTTAAGTATAAAGAAGCAATGAAATTATGTACATCGTATGGAGATGCATTCTTTAAGAACTTAGCGGGAGATAATAAAATTCATACTAATTTTCACCAGATACTAGATACCGGCCGTGTAAGTAGTAGCAAACCTAATATGCAGCAGATACCTGCTGATAATATATATAGGAATTGCTTCATTGCACCCGATGGTTGGAGTTTTGTCAGTTCAGATTATTCATCACAAGAGTTAAATGTTATAGCTTATGGGAGCAAAGATCCAGTTTGGATAGAAGCTTTAAAGAATAATCAAGATCTACACTCTACGTGTGCCGAGCTAGTATACGGTGAAGAATGGTTAACTAGTGGAGAAGATGATTGCGCTTACTTTAAAAATAAAGCTAAATGCAGCTGTCCTTCACATAAAAAACTTAGAACAAATGTCAAAACTATTAATTTCGGGCTTGCTTATGGGATGGGGCCTAATAAGCTTTCTGATACTCTTAACATCAGTGTGGATGGAGCTAAAGAACTCATCGAAAAATACTTCCAAGCGTTCCCAGCAATCAAAGGATTCTTAGAGAAGCTAGGTAACTTTGGGAAAAAGTATGGGTACATTAAAACATTTCCTCCTTATAATAGGAAGAGATGGTTTAGTAGTTGGTACCCAAAGATTTGGAATAACAAGTCATCTATGATGGAGCTTGGGAGTATAGAACGTGCTAGTAAGAACACACCTATACAGGGAGCTAGTGCAGATATGACTAAGCGTGCTTTAATTTTAATGCGTGAGTATATAAAAATGAATGATGCACCTGTTAAGCTAGTAATGACTGTACATGATCAGATAGATACTATATGTAAGAATGAGTATGTAGAAGAATGGTCAAAAGACATGAAACATTTAATGGAAGTAGCTGCTAATGAGATAGTAACTAATGGCTTACTAAAAGCTGAAGTTACAGTTAGTGGCTGTTGGGAAAAATAAATAAAGGGGAGGTTAGTAATTCAAATTAATAACTCAGCAGTTATACTTTGTATATAATTACAATTCCTCCCCCTTTATTTTAGTAATAATTTAAATTAAATATCATGGATAAAAAATTAGTAGAATCGTTTGTCTTAGAGTATAGACAGGAACAAGAGTGGGAAGAACGATGTAAATCTAATTATATTGAATTTGACAACTATTTTAAAGATAGTGGTGAAGTTGAGGAAGACACTGAGGAGTGGAAAGAGTTTATAGAAGCACAGAAATATGCAAACATTAAAGCGCCTTCATTTAAAAAATCAAGATCCGATTATTTTAGAATATATTGGGTAAAACTTAAAAATAAATAAAAAATGACAACAAAAGAAAGAGCAATAAAAATAATAAAAATGTTAAAACATACAATAAAAAAACTGGGGGAACATGAAGCTATAACCTCAGAGAAAGAAATATTTAGGAGTCCGAGAGCAAAAAAATCAGACTTAATTAATAAAATGAAAGAAGTACAAGAAAAATTTAAATTATGATTAGAAAAACACAGGTTGACTCCCTTAAAAAGTTAAAACCCACATTGAGTGCTAAAAGAAAAGAAGTATACAATGTTATAACTCATCTTAAACCCGCTACTAATAGAAATATAGCCAAGCATTTAGGTTGGGATATAAATAGAGTTACAGGTAGAGTTACTGAACTAGTTGGTTTAGGGATGGTTACATCAGACGGTACATACAAAGATAAGGAAACTAACAGAACTGTTACGTTATGGAAAGTATTGTGACTCAACAGATTAATCAGATAAGAGATATAGAGCAAAGAAAAGCTCTTAACTCTTGGGCTAAACAGGGATTTGTAGGCTCAGTTATAGCAGGGACAGGCTTTGGTAAATCTAGAGTAGGTGTACTAGCTGTTGAACATGCCCTTAAAAATGGGGGGAATGCATTAATACTTGTACCTACTGTACAATTGCAAGATCAGTTTATAGGAGAATTTGATAAATGGGGTGTATCTACAGACAATGTAGAGGTATTGTGTTATCAAAGCGCTTATAAATTAAAAGGTGAAGAATATGATATAGTAGTGTGTGATGAAGTACATTTAGGTTTAAGTCCTGAGTATAGAAAGTTTTTTAAGTATAACATGTATAATAAACTGTTATGTATGACTGCTACACCTCCTGAAGAAGAGGAATATAGAGAGTTGTTAGAAAAGATTGCACCTGCAGCTTACAAGATTACATTAGACAAATGTGTACAATTAGGTATAGTTAGTCCTTATAACATATCATGTGTACCTGTAACCTTAACTCCTGATGAAAAAGTTGCTTATAAAAAAGCTAACAATAGCTTTGTACAGTGGAAATATCAATTAGGGCAGTTCAATGCTTTTGAAAGCGCTCAAATGATAATGGCTAATAAAAATGCTACAGCAGGAGATAAACAAAAAGCAATAATGTTTTATAGGGCTATTAGAATGAGGAAGCAAATTGTAGACTTTGCGGAAAATAAAGTAAATAAATTTAAAAAGATTTACAAAAATAATACAAGTAAGAGAATACTTGTGTTTAGTGGGGCGAATGATTTTACAGATAAACTATGTAATTCTATCAAACCTAATGCAATGTCTTATCATTCTAAAAAGACTAAAAAACAAAAAGAACTAGCACTTGAATCATTTAAAGATGGGTCAATAAATGTGCTTTGTTCTACTAAAGCCCTTAATCAAGGCTTCGATGTCCCTGATGCAAATATGGGGATAATATGCGGAATCACAAGCAAATCTTTGTCTATGATACAGAGAGTAGGACGCTTAATACGATTTAAAGAAGGTAAAGTTGGGGAGATTATAATACTGTATGTGGCTGATTCTCAAGAAGAAAAGTGGCTAAAGAATGCAGTTAAGAATCTTAAAAACATTACCTGGAAATAATATTTAAAAAATTTGTATAATATGAAAAATACTATTATATTTGTACCAAGCTTAGGCTTGAGTATAAATTATTCTTTTACACCCTTTTACTGCCAATGAAAGTAGATATAGATTTTGAAGTTTTAGAACAGACAGGAATGTCTGCAGACGATTTCTTATATTTATATTTAATATATAAAGAAGAATATCAATATATACCCAATCTTAATCTTAAACCAAATTTAGACAGATTACAATCTGATGGATATATTAAGTTAGGTGAAACATCTGATCAACATTTTATTAGGCAAGAGTTCATAGATCTCTTTTCTTCTGATTTTGATCAGATGTTTGCTGAACTTATAGGAACATATCCTTTGAAGGTCAATTCTCCCGGTCGAGGAGTTAGAGTGTTACACGCTAAGGATCCAAATGCAACATCAAATCTAAAATGTAAACTAAGGTATAAAAAAATTGTAGGGGATAAATTATATAAGCATAAAAAGATTATGAAATGCTTAGATAATCAACTACGAATAGAAAGAGATAGTCTTGGGTATTTACAAAATTTAGAAACATGGATTAATAACCATACTTGGGAAAAGTATGAAAACTTAGATGAAGATGACACAGAAGAAAACACCACAAGAATTACAAGATCCCTTTAAAAATAGCGGATTTAAGAGTATAAACAAAGCTATTAGCGCATCTTTACATCAGGTGCAAGATGGTATAAGAGGGATACGACGTGTATTCCCTACTAAATGGGCTAGACTTAATAAAAACTTATTAGGTGGACTACAACCAGGTAAAATGTATGTAATTGCAGGACGACCAGGTGTAGGTAAATCAGCATTTAGTAATCAACTTATATTTGATTTGCTAGATAACAATAAAGATAAGGAATTATTAATATTGTATTGGAGTTTCGAGATGCCTGGACATCAGCAGATTATGCGTGCTGGTGCTAAGGGGACAGGAAAAGAAGTTAGTGAACTATTATCAGTGGAACGACGATTAGAAAATGATGCTTATGAATCATTTAAGAAAGAAGTTCTAAAATATGCTCACTACCCTATCTATTTTAACAATATACCTAGAGATATGGAATTTGTTAAAAATGCTAATGTTGAGATAACAAACAAAAAACCAGATCATACTATTATTAATGTATTTGACCACTCTAGACTTATCTTAAGTGATAAAGAACACGAGTTACAGAAACTTAATGAAGTATCTAAAGGTTGTATGTGGCTGCAGGCTAAAATGGGGACTATAAACATTTTACTATCGCAGTTAAATCGTAACATAGAACAAGAACATCGTGCTAAAGCGCAGTATCAGCCATTACTTACAGATTTGTTTGGTGGTGACAGTATAGGTCAGGATGCACATGTAGTTATGATGTTGCAACGACCTAATGATTTATACGGGATAACTGATAAATACTGTGGAGAAGATCCTATAGGTTTGTTAGCTATACATGTAGAAAAGAACCGTGATGGTTTGCTAGGTATGATCCCATATGAGGCAGAGATGTCAACATTTACAATTAATGAAAGAAAATAAAGACAGATGATATTTAAAAAGAATCAAAATCAAAAACTATTAAAAAACTTAGAAGAATATGAGCAAAAAAAGAAAGCTGAACAGCAAGAATCCAAAGTATTGGGACAAAAAACAGTTAAACGAAAAGATAGAAAAGAAAAGAGTACACGCCTGCACAACTCCTAACGGAAGTAAAGTGTACGCAGTGTGGTATGAATAAAAATTATTAAAAATGAATTGGAACAGTAAAACAAAACAGTGGACAGAGCTTAAAAGCTTGTCTGTTATTAAATTAGCTACTATAGCTAGTAAACTAAGAAATAAGCGTATGTCAATAAAAAACATAGCTGAGGTTCTTGGTAAAAGTGAAAGTAGAATTAGAGAATACCTTAAAAATTAAATACTATGGAGTTACCAACTAAAAAGGTAAAGGCTAGCCGTAAATCGCCTAAGAATATGATAATATATGGACCACCTAAGATAGGTAAGACAACGATATTGTCACAATTAGATAATTGTTTGATTATAGATCTAGAGAACGGTTCTGATATGGTTGATGCTTTAAAAGTTAAAGTAAACAGTCTTGCAGAGCTTGCTACTTTAGGGAGAGAGATAATTAAACAAGGGAAACCTTATAAATACATTGCTATTGACACTATATCTAAACTAGAAGAATGGTGTGAAGGAGAAGCTAAGAAAATGTATAAACTAACTGCTATGGGTAAAAACTTTGATAAAAATAATGAAGGTTTATCAATACTATCATTGCCAAACGGTGGCGGTTATTTATATTTGCGCCTTGCTTATAAAAAATGGATTGATAGATTGAATTTATTAGCAGACAAAATTATCTTAGTAGGACACTTAAGAGATAAAATGCTTGAAAAGAAAGGTAAAGAAGTTTCTGTAAAAGATTTAGATTTAACAGGTAAAATTAAACAAATGACTTGCTCTAATACAGACGCTATAGGTTATGTGTACAGAGAAGGGGAAGAAACTATGATTTCTTTTAATTCTTTAGAAGATATAACTGCAGGTACAAGATGTGAACACTTAAAAGGTAAGACCATGCCTTTAAAATGGTCAGAAATATATATAGATTAATAATTAATTAAACAAAAACAAAATGATTGAAATGAGGAAAACACAAGAAGCAGGAAAAACTCCTGCACAAATTACTGTTTCTATGATCGACCAAGATCTAAAAGACGGTGTAAACAAAACAGAAATGGCTGTTAAGTATGGGATTAAACCATGGGAAGTAGATGAGATGTTTAAGCATCCTTTTCTTAAAGGTAGGAGACCTGCTAGAAAGAGGGTTTTATCTTTTAGCTTTGTAGATGATATGACTAATGAGCCGATTATAGATCCTAATCAGGTCACTTTAGAGCAAGCTATAGACGAAGCTATTGAAACAGTTGAAGAAGTTAAAGATCAAATGCAAGAAACTCAAGAAGCTATCACTGATATGCTTAGTCCTACAGAATTTGAGACTCCAGAAGAAACAATAGCTAAGCTAAATAGTACAGATGATGATGAGCTAGAGCTTCCATCTTTTGAAGATACTTTAGATTTAGTAAAAGAACAACAAGAAGAAGAATTAGACATGGACGATGATACGTTCGAATTATAAATTAAAAACCAATAAAAATTAAAATTATGGCAATACAAAGTAATGCAAGTACAGAAGAAGTAGTAGGAGGAATCAGAACATTCTCCGGAATAACAAATGTAAACGTAATAGCAGTGAACCCAACAATGGCAGAACTACATGCGATGGACATTAATGTTAAACAAGAACCAAATTATGATGTAGCTTTTAGCGATCAAGAATTTAAAAAGATTGCTTTTTGGCTATCTAATGAAGATGGTAACTTTAAACTAGAAATACTAGTTAACAGTACTCCTAAAGAGTCTAAGACTGGTAAATTCCAGTGGTTAAATAATATCGGGCAATCAACATGGTCTACAGACGCTCCATCTTATGAGTGGTGGAAATCTGAAGGACAGAGAAAAGCTTATACAGGCGAAGAAACTTTAATTAATTTTGTAAAAGCATGGGCTAATGTAGCTTCAGGTGATGAAGTATCTTTTGATACTATAGCATCTATTGTTACTGGTGATGTTACAGAAATTAAAGCTTTAGTTAAAGCGCTAACTGGTAATCAAGTTAGAGTTCTTGTAGGTGTTAAAGATGATAAATATCAGCAAGTATATACTAAGTACTTTGGTAGAGTTAAGCCACAAAGAGATGATTTATTTATTAAAGCTCTTAATGATGACTATGGTTCATTTAATGCTGATTTTAACGCAGACCTTAAATGGGGGACGCATACATCAACAGCTGATTTAATTAGCCCTGATGCACCAGCTGAAGATGAAGATTGGACAGCACAGCCTGCAATGGCTAATGGTCAAACAGACGAAGACTTGCCGTTCTAATGCCTATTGCTAGTAGAAGCAGCGAAGATCATTTACATACAGATGTCATACTTGGTAAAATTACTGAGTATGACATTTTTATGTATTATATTCCTAGTTTTAAAGGTTTAGGTAAAAAGTTTAGGAGTGAGCTCCGTGACGATAATTCACCTACTGTTTCTATTATAGCTTATCATGGTAAACTCTTATATAAAGATTTTGGTAATTCTGAACATAGCTTTGACTGTTTTAATTATATTAAGTATAAATATAATTGTGATTTTATATCTGCTTTGCGAATAATTGATTGTGATTTTAACTTAAATTTAAGCTCTAAAAAAGAAGTTGTTAACTTTACTATGGGGTATATAGGTTATTCTCAAATTAATAATCCTAGTGTTATAAAAAAGGATGTTATTATTAGGAAAAAGAGCCGACCCTGGAGTGTACAGGATGCGAACTTTTGGAAAAAATATTTGGTCAATAAAAAAATATTATCTATGTTTGCAGTTGAACCAGTAAGTCATTATTGGATAAACAGTAGCAGATTTAGTTGTCAATCAATTACTTATGCTTTTAAATTTAAAAATCGATATAAAATCTATTCTCCTTACGAAGTAAAAAATAAATGGTTAAGTAACACTAAGAAAACAGACATTCAAGGTTACAATCAACTCCCAAATAAAGGTGAGCGACTTCTAATTACTTCTTCTCTTAAAGACGTTATGTGTTTACATGCAGCAGGCTACAATGCTATCGCTATGCAGAGTGAAATGCAAATGCCTAGTGAGAAATTAATAAGTGAGCTAAAAGAAAGATTCAACATAATAGAAATTTTATATGATAACGATTTTAATAATGTAAACAATCCAGGCCAGACTATGGCTAAGAAAATTTGTGACTTGTATGGTTTTAATAACGTCTGCTTACCTGAAGAATTTAAATCTAAAGATCCATCTGATTTAGTTTCTAGGACAGGCAGTTTTAATGAACTTAAATACATATTAAATGAACAGAGATGAAATTATTGAAAAACTAAGGACCCGAAAAGGATTCTTAAAAAAAGGAGCACAATGGCTAGCAGATAAATGGGAAACAGATATAGCTATTATAAGAGATTGTAAAAAACTAGTAACATCTGAAGAGTGGGTACAAGAAAGAATGAACAATGACAATGGGCATGATTTAAGTCAAAGTCAGGCATTTTCAAAACACTTACTTGACAACGGATTAACTATGGCGGATGTTAAGTCAGTTAAATTTTGGCAAAACATGATGGGTGAGCAAAGGTATAGTATAGTAACGCATAATCAGTGGCATGAACAGCCACAAGTTAAAGATGAGTTATTAAATTATATTAAATCTCAATCACATAAAGTTAAAAAGATTAAATATACTAAGCCAAAAGATCCTATTTGTTATGAAATTTCTTTACCAGATATTCATTATGGTAAAATTACAGAAGAAGGCCCAGAAGCAATGGAAGAGCATTATATGAAAGCTATTATGGATCTGCACAGAAAAGCAGATGGAGTAGAGATAGAAAGATTTTTATTACCTGTAGGTAATGATGGTCTTAATTCAGAAGGTTTTTCTAGAGCTACAACTAAAGGTACACCTCAACAAGATAGTATGATGTGGAGACAATCTTTTAGAGGTTATTGGCATTTAGTTATGAAAGCAATTGATTACTTAGCACAGTTTGCTCCGGTAGATGTTGTAGTTGTACAAGGTAATCATGACTTTGAACGTATGTTTTATGTGGGAGAAGTTTTAGATGCTATGTATCATAACAATAAAAATGTTACTGTAGATAATAGTTTAGATGTCCGTAAGTATTATGAGTATGGGACTAATATGATTATGTTTACACACGGTGATAAAGAGAAGACTCAAGAGTTACCTTTATTAATTGCTACAGAACAACCAGAAATGTGGAGTAGGTGTAAAGTTAGGGAAGTACATTGTGGGCATAAGCACAAAGAAATGCTTAATGAATACATGGGAACTAAAGTTAGGTTTATACCTTCTATATGTGGGAACGATGCTTGGCATAAAACTCAAGGATACGTTGGTACCTTAAGATGTGGTCAAGGATTTATCTGGAATAAGAATAGAGGGCTGGAAGGGTACCTCCAAACTAATGTCATGAACTATGGTGTGGAAGAGGAGAACTAAAAAACCTGGGAGATCTAAAGTAAAGAACGCTAAGAAATCTACTTATGATGGTAAAAACTTTCAATCTAATCTAGAATTATATTGTTATAAAGAGTTAGAAAAAGCTGAAATATTGGTAGAATATGAAGAACACACATTTACTATATTTGATGCTTTAGTATATCCTCAAGCATGTTATGAAGGAACATCTAAGAAACTTTATAACAAAGGAAGTAAAATCAGGCCTATTACATACACACCTGATTTTGTAGATCCAAACGGTAAATTTATTATCGAAACAAAAGGCTATGCAAATGAGTCTTTTCCGTTAAGGTGGAAACTATTCAAAAAACATCTTAAGGATAACAATCATCACTATGTGCTTTTTATGCCAAGAAACAAAAAGCAAGTAGATGAGGTGGTTGAACTTATCAAACAATTATAGGTTAGGACTAGTTTTTTTGAGCATTTAAAGTACCTGTTAAATGTAACCCGGGCTAGACGGGCATTGTAGATTACCTACTACATGTAAGTCCGCTCCTTTCTTTTTACATTATAAAGAGTCCTTAACAGGGCTCTTTTTTATTAATCAATTAAACAATTAAACTATGTCAAACTTAGTAAGCCCTTGCTGTGGGGCAGAATACACAGATAATTCTGACGGTCCTAGCTACTGTTGCGGTGCACCTATTATCAATGAAAGATGTTCAGATAGAGAATGTCTAGAATATGCAGAACCAGAAGAAGGATTTGTATGTGAAGACTGTGAAGAATTCTTTGAAGAACCTGAGCTAGATTATGAGTACGCAGATAGAATGCATGATTCTTTTTTAGAAGATCGTATGGATGAAGAAAAGTTAGGACTATGATAAAAAAGATCACTAGAAAGTCTATGCTTATCAGGCCTTCAGGTAGATCTACAGATTTTATTAGCCCAAGCTTTGGTTATGGCTGTTTATATAACTGTTCTTATTGCTACATGAAAAGACACAAAGATAATGGTCTTGATGTAGCAACTAACACAGGAGATATATTAACAGCTGTAAACAATCACGCTTTCTTTACACCTGTAGATAAACCTAATCAAACACATCCTGAGCTTACAACATACGATATTAGTTGTAACGAGGACTTTGCATTACATGCTAAGCACCATCAGTGGGAAAAGATATTTGAATTTTTCAGAGATCATCCTATTGCAATGGGTAGTTTTGCAACAAAATATGTAAATGATAAACTTCTTTCATTTAACCCAGAAGGTAAGATTCGTATTAGATTCAGTCTTATGCCTCAACACAAATCAGATTTACATGAGCCTAATACATCTAAAATACTAGATAGACTAAAAGCTATTGATAGATTTGTTGATGCTGGTTACGATGTGCACGTTAATTACAGCCCTATTATAGTATATGATGGGTGGTTAGAAGATTATAAAAATCTATTTAACTTGGTAAACAAACATGTAAAAAATAAAGATATAGTATTATCAGAATGTATTTTTCTTACACACAACTTTAAGAAACACACAGTTAACTTAGGGAAACACCCTGAAACAGAAGTAGATTTGTGGGTTTTAGATAAACAAGAAGTTAAACGCTCTCAGTATGGAGGAGAAAATATACGATACAAACTTGGTATGAAAGCTGAGTATATACAAGAATTTAAACAATTACATCAATCAATTATACCTTGGAATAAAATTAGGTATATATTTTAAAACAATTAAACATGAAAAAAATACTAGACGACTTTGTAAGCGTTTTACTGTTAGAAATAGAGAAAAAAAATTCTTGGGGTAAAAATGAACTTAAGAATTTAATAACTGAGACTTTACTACAAGTCGTAATGAAAACATTAAAATGAGAACAATACAAGATCAACTCTCTAGAATATCAAAAACATTGATATTTTCAGAGCCTTTCTACGGTATCTTTCTTATTGGACTACAAAAAGAGTTCACTAAGAGTTGTGCTACCGCAGGTGTAGGAAAACACGGTATTGGTATGAGGTTAGTAATCAACCCAGACTTTTTTGGAGGTCTAAGTGAGTTACATCAACATGGTTTGCTAAAACATGAGCTATTACATATAGCTTTTGGGCATATTATACTAGCAGATAGATACCCTAACAAAAAGCTTTTTAATATTGCGGCAGATATAGAAATCAACCAATATATTAGCGAGTTGATGTTACCAGAAGGTGGGTTAACGTTAAACTCTTTCCCGGGTACAGATATACATAGGCACCCAAGAGCAGGTACTAAAGTATATTATGATATACTTAATGATACTTGTGACGGTGAAGGTAACAGTAGTAATGAGGCTCTTCAGAAAATCTTAGACCAAATGGATGGTGAAAGTCAATACTGCCACAAAACATGGGATGAAATTACAGATCTACCTGAAGCAGAGAAGAAGCTTGTACAAAAGCAATACGAGCATCAGATGAAAGAAACAGCAAAAGAAATAGAAAAGAAATGCGGTACTATTCCTGGAGAACTAGCAGAGATAATTGAAAAATTATTTCATATAGAGCCTCCTAAGTTCAATTGGAAAGCTTTTCTTAAACGCTATGTTAACAATGCATCTAAAGTGTATACTAAAAAGCTTAGGAGAAAGAATAACAAACGTTATGCTGGTAATCCGGGTCTTAAAATCAAGCACAGGAATCACGTGCTAGTAGGCGTTGACACATCAGGATCTGTTAGCAGTGAAGAATTAGTAGAGTTTATGCATGAGTTAGCACATATGCATAGAACCGGTAATCAAATTACTGTAGCACAGTTTGACACAGAACTTACAGATGTATCTGTATTTGATCCTAAGAAGAATTGGGAAATCAAAGGTAGAGGCGGTACATGCTTTCAACCAGTTGTAGATCATTATAATGACCCTAAAAATAAGTATTCAGGGTTTATATGTCTTACAGATGGAGAAGCGCCTAATCCTGAGAATTGCCCAAACAATGCTTTATGGGTACATAGCAGCGTAACCAGACAGATAAACGAAGATCTAACTGGTATAAAAATTCAATTAAATTAAATTAAATCAATTAAACACAAACATTATGAACGAAGTAAATTTAAACATCGATGAACTACAAGACTTTGTAGGTCACATTATTACAAACAACCGTCATTTACAGGCTGGCGGAAAAAAGCCTGTAGCAATAGAAGTAGTAGGTGAGTCAGGTATTGGTAAAACTACTAGTATTATGGACATGACAGCTAAACACGGTCTAGACTTTGTAAAGCTTAACTTAGCGCAGATAGAAGAATTAGGTGACTTAGTAGGTTTTCCTATTAAACAATTCCAAATGTGGACTGAGAAAGAGGGTAAGAAGATAGGTAAATGGGTAGATGAGGTTGCTGTTAATGATCACTCTAAACTAGGATTTCAAACTACAGGTAAGAGTAGAATGTCTTATTCAGCTCCTGAATGGATTGCGGATAAGAAAGCCGGTGGTGTATTGTTATTAGATGACTGGAACCGTGCAGACACTAGATTTATACAGGCTTGTATGGAATTAGTAGATAGACAGACTTATATCTCGTGGACCCTACCTAAAGACTGGCACATTATATTAACTGCTAATCCTGATAATGGTGATTATATGGTTAATTCTGTAGATTCAGCTCAGAAGACTCGTTACATTACAGCTAATCTTAAGTTTGATATAGATGTATGGGCTAGATGGGCAGAAGAGAGTGAGATAGACACTAGATGTATTAACTTCTTGTTGATGCATCCTGAGTTAGTAACTCAAGAAACTAATGCAAGATCTATATCAACATTCTTTAACAGTATATCAAGTATTAAGAAGTTTGAGGACCAATTGCCACTAATCCAAATGATTGGTGAGGGCTCTGTGGGTAACGAATTTGCTTCTATGTTTACGACGTTTATTAATAACAAGCTTGATAAACTAGTTACACCAAAGGAGATAGTACACGGTGATGAAAAGGTTGTATTACCGGCTTTAAGAGAGTGTATAGGTTCTGGTGATAGTTATAGAGCGGACATAGCAAGCCTTTTAGCTACCCGTATAGCTAATTTCTCTGTCGCTTTCTCTAAAACAGACACCGTAAATCCAAAAATGCAACAAAGACTGATTACGCTGTGCACTTCTAGCTATTTTACTGATGATTTAAAGTACTTGGTAGTTAGAACTATATTTAACGGAAATAAGTCTAAGTTTAACCAAATGATGATGAATCCAGCTATCATTAAAATGACAATTAAATAATGGCAAGTAAGAATATACACCACAGTGAGATAAGCCCCGAGTTATTAGATGACTTGGGGTTTACAGATGCAGTATCAGTTGGTCTTATGATGAATAATTTAGACATTGAAGATGTACAGCTGTCTGAATCATTAGCACAATAT